CGTATCCGCCCGTAGAGGCATCTACAGTTCCCAAGAATAACGCAGCCTGCGGCCCAGCGGCGACTGTGACATCCACCGTGACGCCCTGATGCTGTTCAACAGCAACGGTTGCGGGGCTGGGGAATCCTCAAATCGCGCCCGCAGGTTATCCAACTCTTGGATAAACTGCGAATAGTACTGCTGCCCCATTGCGGCATCTTCTTGCTGCTGGTATGCCCTATACAATGCGTATAACGTCAACACGTTGTCGAACGGCACCGGCAAGTCCGGGGTGTTGGCGTCGGCAATCGCAGTACGGTACACTGCGGTTGTGCCACCGAACTCCACCGGGTTACGGTAGCCACGAATAGAAATCGTCTGAACCTCAGAGGGTGTCGGATACAAACGGATCGTCTGATTGGTGATCCGAGCCGACGCGCTGGTGCCACTGTTCCACGATGACCAGTACCACGGTCTACCCGTACTGTTGGAATCCAGCGGGTAGATGATGTCTGCGACATCGTAACCGATATATTCCAACACATGGTTGCCGGTCTTCATGGATGCGACTTCACGCATCCCGACGTTCAAGGGGGCCACGGCCCCAGAGAAGGTCACACCGTCATGTACGAAACTGAGGGCGGCCCCCACCTCCGCCATCGTGTAGTCTTTCTGCGACGCGACCGTATCGAACGTCACCGCAGCCTCGTAGAACGGCCACCGCTTCTCCGAATACACGATGATGTCGTATCCTTCACGGATGAAGGAGTTCATGGTCGCGTCGGAGATGTCGTTGACCGTTATCTCCACCACGTTGCGAACGTGGTCACGCATTGCGCTAAGTTGCACGAAACAGCCTTACGTCGTGTGAAAGACACACAGTTCGCTGCCCGCGACGGGACGCCCCTTACAGGGTACCCCGGCACGGGTCAGCGAACCGCATTTGACCACTTCTGGAACGACGGGTTCGCTGCTTATTGGGTTGACTTGCTGGATGTTGCGGGAGAATCCCACGGTTTGAGGCCGTGGTGTCGAATCCCGAAACTTGTCGCCAGCGGGCTGCCCGTATGGGCGTGAGCCAGCCTTGTAAGCGTAAGCGAATCCTCGTCCCATCAGGATCAGGTAGCCGAGTGCATGAAGCCCTGACGTGCGCGGTTGCTGCACGTCAACTGTCCATAGCAAAGCAACTGTGAGAACACAGCGTCCTGATTAGTGGGCCGCACGAACGGTGTCGGCTTGAACCAGACATCGCTATGAGCCACCAACTGTAGGTACTTAGTGTTCAGGAACACCATCTGACCAGAGGCACACGCATCATCGAAGGTTACGGGCGCACCCTTGAACAGCAGGTTCTGGAACCCGCCATCAGCCATATCGGTATCAGTGTACCGAATCTGACCGCTCAATAGTGCCTCGTAAGCCTCGTACAAAGCCTGCGTGGTGATTGCAATGGTCGGCTGGTCGTTACCAACCGAAATGGTGTTATATATGTTAGCCATGCTGGCTATAGTGATCGCACCAGCCTGATTAACTTCAGTGGACTTCCACCAACTGTTGCCAGCGCCCAGCGGATCAATCCCACCAAGGGTCACGCCGGTACCACCGACAATGTTCCCTATACCGTTCCAGTCCTTGGCTCCGTTACCGGTACCATCGGCCCAAAACATGGTGTTCATGTTTTCGATAACGGTTTCCTGCGTCTGGAAAATCTTGCCTTCCAGCAGATCAATGATCTGTGCCTCACCGTTATTCTTGGCTTCCTCAATACCGCTGATGGTTACCGTGGCCGCATACTGTCCCCACGAATACTCAGCAGCCGAAATGCCTGTCTGAGCCGTGACGTCAATAGTATCCGTACCACTGTATGAACCAGCAGTTGAGTTTGTCCCATAAATGATTGGGACTACAATGTTCGCACCACCCGAAATACGCCGAATCGTCTGACCATTCGTCAACGCATAGAACAAAGGCCGTGCGTTAAAGATGTTGTCAGTGAGTTTCGGGATGTAGTTCTTGAGGGTGGTGGACAGTATCTGATCAAAATTGGCGTTACCCGCCATGATCTGTCACCTTCTCTCTGTTGTTTACGAGGACAGGGAACGCTTAGCGTCCATGAACGCCTCACGGATACTGGAAACTACCTTCACCGGTTCGGTCGTGGAACCAGCCTGCTTGGAACCCGAAGGTTCCACCACGCCAGCGCCACGTTTCGCATCGGTGCGCTCCTGATCCTGTTCCAACTTGCTGGCTTTCGCGGCTACAGCGTCATACCGCATATGTGTCAATGCGGCTTCCAGATTGCCGATCTTGTGCGTCAGCGCGTGTTGGTACAAGGCAGGAGCGTCAAAGTCTCCGTAAGTCTCCTTGAGTCGAACTACCTGTTCCTCTACCTGTTGTCGTCGTTGTACCCGGTCCTGCTGCTCAAGACGGGCTTCCAAGTTCGCTATCCGCTGCTCACTAGGATCCGGTTCATCCCACGGGTCCACTGGTCCCGTCGGTTCACTGGTTGTCCTCTCAACACCGAATGCGTTACCTAAAGCCTCTAATGTTCCCGCCGGATCTGCCTCCAACGAGTTCACAATCGCCTCTGCTTGCTGTAACCGACCACGTTCGGATGCCAACTCCTGCGTCTTACGTGTGTAATCCGACTGGCGCTGGTATCCATCCCGAAGTTCATCAAGGCTGACCTGCTCTTCGACGCCATCCACCTTTATGGTGTAGCCGTCGCTGACAGGTTCCTCAAGAACCCCTACTGAAGAATCGGGGCTGTCCGCCGCAACGGTTCCGTCAACATCTTCATCCATTATTGTGTTATCTCCTCGGAGTCCTGAAGGTTGCTCCTATGTATTAGGGACTGCTGTCCCACTTGCTTACGAGAACGGAAGGTCTACACCCATCTGTCCTTGAATCTGTGCCAGCAACTCTGGCGGTACCCCACCAGTCGGGGAGAACGCCCCCTCAGGCTGCCCCCCCATAGGCATCCCCGGCGGCATTTGATCCGCCCCGGGACCGGCCCCCGGTGCCGCCCCCTCGGGACCGCCCTCGCCGGGAACCTGCTGGGGTTGCTGCTGCATCATAAACTTGTCCGGGTCCTTGATTCCGAAACCGTTCATTAGAACATGCTTCGCCAACGCTGCCGGATCAATCACCGTGCCCACCAGTGGGGCCATGGCGTTCAATAGTGACACAGCCTGCTGCTTGCGGATCGTGTCGTTCATCGGTTGGGTTGAACCCGCCTCAACAGAGAAATCGTATTCGCCCACAATGTCATCCCGGCCATACGGCACAAACAGGCTGCCACCCTTGTCAGCGACCTGAGCCATCTGCTCCCCGGTCATAAACTGCTGCATCAACTGGATCACCCGGCGACCGATCTGAGCGATAGCCAACTCTACAGTCGCCAACTTGTCGGCAGCCCTAGCGTTACCGGCATCAGCGATAATGCTCGCTTCCGTCGCTGTGCGACGAATCTCCGGCATCTGACCACGCGCATACTCCGACACGCCCGAAACCGTGTTGATGTCTCCCTCAACGATCTCCGACATGTTGTAGATTTCCGGCGACAGCGGTGTCTGCGGCATAGGAACAACTGTTTCAATCAACGGCTTGTTCTCATCCACTACCGGCACCAACCGGCCATCCTGATCCGATTCCAGAGCCTCACGGCCCTCCGGCCCAAACGACCGCTCGTGATACAAGTATTTGCGAGCGTAACGCTTCCGGGCATTCATCATCTGGGAACGCGTCTTGTCCAACTCCAGTTGTAGAGACTCCAAAGCCTCCAAATCCCCCATGGGGTAGAAGAAGTCAGGCACGTCATAGTTGCGCATCATCACAAACGGTTGACCGTACGCATACGGCATTGAAATCGGGTCGATCAGGAACTGATCCCCCGACTGTGGCAACACGCTCAACGTGTTCTCCAAAATGTCGTAGTATTCGTACACTACGCACCGTTCCTCGGTGTCAAGGTACTCTTCCTGCTGCTGCCGGGAAGTAACCGCATACATCGGGTACAGTAACGAATCGGCGGAAAGATTCTTACGCACCGACGCCTTGTAACGCTTGTCGGCCTGCGCCTCCTCCAACGGTCGAACGATACGCTGCGCAATCCACTTGGCGTCCTCAAGGCAGGTCGCCTCCGGGTCAACAAAAATGTCGAACGGTGAAATGCGCTCCACGAACGGCTGGTCTTCCACCACCATCATTGTCGTCTGCGGAATATTGGCCGCCATCTCTTCATCCGTTGGCAATCCCCCAGCCAATATCGGATCCTCGGCAGCGAAAGCGTCGGCCTCCATCAAAGCCTCTTCCAGCATTTCGTCACGCTCTCCCTCACCCAGCGTGCGTTCCTGCTCCAAAAACTTCCAACCAACCTTGACCCAACTGTGGCCGAAGATCAAAAAATCCTTTACAGCACGCCGAAACGGCTTGCGGAAGTCGTGATGCCGCCACAGATGATTCACTACAGCCTCAACAAAGGCTGAACGGTCCTCATTCTCCTGCGAGTTCGGTATCACCACAATCTTGGGATGATTCACCGACACAGACGGTGCGATCACGTTGATCGTGCTGAAAGCCAGATTGACGGTAATCATGTCTTCGTTGCTGCTGGCCCCGCGCGGCCAATGCCTGCCCCGATACAAGTCAGTCATGCGCCGCCACAGGCTGTCATAGCCCATCTCGTCGCGCCACCGCGCGCAGGCATCTAACCGGCGTTTAGTGCTCTCAAACTGGTCGGATCTGCTTTTCCGCGCCACTAGAAGTACACTTTATCGGGCAGACGTTCGATGTTGCGCCCGTTTGCCTGTGCTTCCTGCATCGTTTTCTGACCGCGTTCTTCCCGACTCAGATGCTGCTCGTCGGGGGGCAACATGGAGCGGTAACCCGCTCCAGTTACGAACTTGATGCCATGCAGTTTCTGATGCCATGCCCACAACTCATCCAACTCGGCGCAGGTCAGCGCCCCCCGCAAGTCCACAACATAGTCGCGGAACTCACGGTAGGACGCCTCCCGGGGGAGGATCGCCACCGTTAGGGGCGCTTGGTGTGCGGTGCAGCGTTATGGCCCTTCAGGTCCGGCTGGGGCTTCGACGGCTCAACCTCGCCCGTAACCCCATGCTGGTTGAGAGGAGTCTGTCGCACCGTGACCTCGCCGTAGCCACCGGTCTGGTTGGCGTACTTCGGGTCGCCAAACCGCTGCTTCGGTGAGTTCGGTGCTGCCGGTTCCCAAATCGGGTTCGACACCACGGAACCGCCACGTTCCATCCTGTTGTTCTTACCTGTTGCGCCATCAATGGTTCGTGTACCGTTGGTGTGCGAAACAAAGTTACCTGATGCTGGCATAAAACCTCCAAATAGTCTCTATTGCATAGTTCAGACTGTCCCACGGACGTTATGTGCGCCTATAACAAAGGGATCGACGGTATCGTCCGTCTTCCCGGCAAGGCGCGCCCACCAGTCCACAGTCCAGTAATCATCCACCTTTTGCACAAACTCCGGCATGAAAGCGTACTGGCGCATCTGATTCGATAAAGCCAACGCCATTACACGGTCATCATGCGGAGAACCGCTCATGGATCCCCGCTCATTGCGCGTATACGTCCTCAACTCGGCCAAAGTGAACCTGTCGTGGATAATCAACTCGTCAGACCGCAACGCCATCCCCAAATCGTCAATCAGCAACGGTTTCGTCGTACGAGTCGTCTTCCAACCAAACTCCATCGACACCCGGGTCGTGACCTGATTCAGACTGCGTTTACGGAACAGATTCGGGTGCCCCAAGTGCCGCAACTGCACAATCGTCGTCAAACCGTGATTGTTCGACTCCACACACGTCAAAGCATCGTTATACCACAATGCCAGCCTAAACACCTCGTTAGCCAACGTATCCGGCGGAATATGCCCATGCCAGATCGCAACCTGCTCCCCGGTACGCACATCCAACACTTGAATACACGAATAGTCGCCGTGTACCAGCCCCTCCGCAGTATCAACCCCGATACAGTACGGTCGATGAGGTTTCGGTTCACGCCAAACTGTGAGCATCTTTACGGAACTCCACTGTTCGGGGGTGCGGTTCCCACAAGAAACCCATCTGACCCGGTTCAACCGTCCTATTCATCGCTTCCAACACATCCAAGTCGAACACCGGGTTACCAGACTTGATAAACGCCTCTTCAGGCGTCGTCGGATACTCCTGAGCCAACTGCCACGGCAACATTGACTCTTTCTTCGACAAATACCACGACTCATCCCGATCCTCCGTCGCAGACCACGGAAAAAACATTGGGGCGAACCGGTTCGTGCCTGTAGACGACCCCACCCAAAGTTCATGGAAGAAGTTTCCGCTTCCATTCGCCGTACTAAGACCAATGATTCGGCCTCCGACATCAGCCACTGGTTCAATGGATGCCCATGCTTCCTCAGGGTTCGGTAAGAACGCCCACTCATCGACTACAACTAATGATGCTGACTCGCCACGGGCAGGATCCGATGCTGAAGGCATCGACGTAATCATGCTACCGTTGTCGAAAGCCATCTTCTGCTGATGTTCCACCACAGAATCCGGTCCACGCGCCAACATCCAATCCGGCAAATGCTGAAAACCGTACTTCGACTTGCGCAACAGCAGCACAGATTCACGTTCCGTCCTGCTGAGGTCAATAATGTTCTGATCCGGCTTGAAGAACGCCAACCAAAACTGGTGTGCTGCTACAAGAGTCGTCCACCCGATCTGGCGGGCCTTCAGAGTCAGCGAGTACCGGTTGTCGTCCCAATGCTGCAACGCTGACGATTGGGCGCCACGCAGGTTGAACAGGATCCGTCCGTGTGCGGGGTGGGCGATGCTCCAATAGTTTTCCAGAAAGTAGGTTTCGCTCTCGCAGCAATGCCGCCATTCGGCTTCCTGCTGAAGTTCAGTCAACCGTCCCATCTAATCGAACAATGACTGTAACGTCCGACCCAAACCCCAAACCGTAAAGGCTATGAACGCGAACATTGCCGTCAACAGCAGGCAAGCCCACCAGTCCTTCACTGACATGACTCGCACACTTCGGGGTCTTCCAGACCGCATTCCAAAGGTTCCTCATCCTGAAACGGATCATACTTCTCCTCCACACCCGGATCAAGATTCATCGTCCGGGTCCAAACGGTTTTGCATCCCGCCTGTAACGCTGAACCATGTCATACGCCGGGATCGCGAGCGGGGAGGCCATTAGCGGGGCCGAAAACCTTTCAACCGCCTGAAACGCAGGCATCGCATCCAAAGCGTAATCCAACCGTGACAGACGATCCGCACTAGGCGCAGCATTCGCGGCGGTGTTTCGGGCACCGGGAGTATTGAACAACGTACGCCCAATCCCGGGCGACGCACCAACCCGACTAGAAGCAATACCCAGACGGGTAGCACCACCCACAGCAGCAACACCCGACAACGCCATCAAAGCCATACCAACCCTGTTCCGCAACGTAACAGCCC